CTCAAATCATATGTATGGGAGTATGTTTATACGCCATATCTTGGTGAACCTTTTGAGTCCACCACATGGTTTGGGAGGGAGTACCGGTTAGAAAAGGGATTTCCTAAAATCTTTACAATGTGTCGAAAAGACATGTTGCATCCGGACTTCAAATGGTTCCTATCAAGCTCTTTTCGAGATGATATGGCACCAGGAACTTGCATTGATTTATTAGTCAATGGTGTATTTTCTCTAGGGAAAATAGAAGAACCGATCTGGGGATTAGATCGCGAGTTCCCACTCCAGTTGTACCAACACTCAATCGAGTGGATGTGTGCAAATGGTTATCTAGGCAGTTTGAAACCGTACTATAATACGGATGACTTGGTTGGCCTAGAATCCCGAATGGGCAATAAACCCATACCTGCGCGAGCACATTGTGTTCACGAACCAGGGGGAAAGATTAGATGGGTTACGATGGAACCCTCTCAAATCAACCTTTTTTGCCAACCCTTAGCAAGGATGTTAGCAAATATATTGTCGAACCTTCCGACAATGTACTCCGCTTTTAATCGGAGTTGGAAAGCATGGGACTTTGTCGATATGCTTTCATGTAAGGAGGATCCAAACCTCAAGGGAGGCGGTGTGTCAGTTTATGATCTGACATCCGCCTCGGACAACCTTGATCGGGGTGTGAGTAGGCTAGAGGTCGAGAAAGTCTTAGAAGCTTTCTTCGAGCCGGGGCCAATTTGGATCTATGTTCGAATGGTGTTAAATGTCGTGTTTAGAGACAGACATATCATCATATTTGATGACGGACCTGTGTGTCCGAGTACACCTATCAAACATCATTTCATTGCTAGAAATGGCATCCTAATGGGTAATGCCATGACAAAGGAGTTGTTGGTCCTCAGCAGTGAAGTTGTTATGCGAAGAAGTAGAATGTTACTACCGAGCATACAGCGGGAGAAAACCTACTGGTTTATAGCCGGTGATGACATAGCCTTATATGGCACGCGTCATTTCTTCTGCAAAACTATGGAAATATATGAGTCACTCAATGCGGTGATTAAGAGGGAAAAAACCTTCTTTTCTCATATATGGGTCCCCTTTTGCCAAGGGGGTATTTTTCTAAAGGACATTAAGCTTTTTAACTTAAGACGTCTTGAAAAAATTCCATATGATGAACATGCATGTGTAGACATTATAATGTCACGCCTGCTTGTTCCCTTCGGTGTAGAATCCCTTGCAGGGAATCCCAATGCACGAAATCCTGTTATAGGAAAAGGTGCGGCTCTAAAGAAACTTTTAGAGTACTACCCGAGGAAGTGGAAGATTCCTATGGTTATTAAAATATTCCATAGGAATATGGGCAAATTGATCTCAAAGGATCCAATGGCCTTTCTTCCAGGTACTGTTGGTGGGTATGAATGCCCCCACCTCATCTCAAAGGATGAACTTAAGAGGAGAGTCTTAAGGTATGTACCGAATGTTATCTACCCCTTGTTTAGGATGATAACAAATGAGGATAGGACCCCTATATGGGTTCAACTCCTCATGAGGCGAGCACGTGTCGGTATAACTTCACGTGGGATTGAAAATCCTACTCTCGACCCACTTATCCGTCAATATGAGACGTT